CTTCTTTGTCATCGTTATTAACGACTAATTAAAAGAAGCACAACACAACAAAAATTTCTCCTTTGGGCAAAAGAAAAAGCCTAGAGAATTGCTCCCCAGGCTTAAATAAAGAATTGTTATATAGTTTTCATCCAAACTCGTCTTCATATTGTATCCTCCAATGCTATTTAGTTCCGCATGGTGTGGTTTAAACATAAATCAAATATCATCTTCGTCCTCGACTACGAATACATAATAAATTCCGTTTTCTTTGTCGATACTATAGGTATTATTTTTATCTATTTCATTTAATTTCTTTACTGTTTGTTCTACTAGCTCTTTCTTATCGCTCTGAAATACAAAAGGCTCTCTTACAATAGGTTTCTTCATCTTTTATTAACCTCCAATTATTTTAAGGTGTTAAGATGACACTATCACACAACTATTCTTTATTATCATTTATTATTCTCTCTAGTCGTACTTTTATACCTCTTTATTTATTGCTAGTTTCTCCTTGTTATTTGTCTCTATCTGGCTTCTAAGTGGTTCTCGAAGCATCTTACAAGTTTTATACTACGTTATTTTGTTCCTGATGAAAAGAGAACGTGTATTCTTTCGTTCGACTTTGTTCGACTCTGCTCGACTTGTGTATGAAAAGGGAAGCTAATGCCTCCCTTTATTTTGTAGGTTTATTCTCTTTTCCATTTAGGATGTCAATAGAATCTTCCGCAACTATAGTCTTAAAAAAGGCTTCAACATCTAGCTTTCCACCTTCTTTAAGAAACTTTGCACCAGCCATGGAAGCTCGCATAGTATCTATCCCTTGGTGGTCGTTCTTTTCCCAAGTCACTCCGCTGTGCTCCAGCAAAGCTTTATATTGAGAAGAGCCAAGCTTTTTACGAACTTTCCTCAGCTCTTTCTTCACTTTCTCGTGTTCTTTGCGTTTTGCTTCTGCTTCGTCAACTTCTTTTTCTTCCACCTTTTTATTCTCTGTGGTTTCCTTTTCAGGAGCTTTTTCCTCTGCTTCCTTTTTCGGAGAAGTTTTGTCTTCCTTTTCAGCTTTACTAGAATCCATCTCAGGCTTCTCAGTTTCCTTCTCAGGAGCTTTTTCTTTATCTTTCGACTTAATACCCTCGTACTTCTCTTTAGTCGTTTCAGCGTCCATAACGAGCGTCCCTGTCATCTCGTCTTTAAATCCGTATTTGATTAAAGAGCTGTGAGAACCTTTCGGTGGGTGAACTTCCGCTCCAAGTCCCATGGAACCAGCTTTCTCAACTAGTTTCTTAATAATCTTCATTCCAGCACCTTTAAGCTTCTTTAAAGAGCCAAAGTGAGGCATGACGAGATTATCCTTTTCTCGTTTGAACGCTCCAACCGCTCCAACTTCACCGTTCTCATCTTTAGCAGTAATAAGATAGTGGTCTTTTGTAGCATCTTGTAAAGCCTTTTTTGCTTCTCCCTGAATTTCCCACTTTTCAATATTTGCTCTTAGTTCTTTAATCGTTGCGTCATAAGGAGCCAAGATTTCAGCTTCAAATATCTTCTTGTGGTCTTTTGCTGTCTTGTTAGGCTTCGCTTTAAGCTTCTCCAGTTTCGCTTTCTCTTTCTGTTGCTTCTTTTCCTCTTTAGCTTTGACTTTTTGCTTTTTAGCTTCTTCTTTCGCTTTAGCCTTTTCTTGCTTCACAGGGTCTTGTTTCTTCTGCTTCTTCATAGCTTCCGCTTCTTTAGGAGACACGTAAACGGTAGTCATTACTGTTCTACCGTTACGTGTAACTTCTTTCTTAACTGGAATAAGCTTACTAGTATCTTTTTTGCCTTTACCAAAACCAAAAGCTTTGTCCAGTTCCTCTAGCTCCTCGAAAGAACTCACTCCCAGAGATTTAAAGAGGTTGTTCCATTCTTTTTCTAAATCTTCGCCACCAAACGATTTAATTAAATCGAAGTCCACTGTTAATTCCTCCTCTACTCTTTTTCGTACTGGATTCCTTGGTCATCTTCGTGAGGTTTATGGTGGTCAAATTCTCCAATAAAGATTTCGTCTGGGATGCCCATAGGGAAAGCATTACACTTATACCCAAATTCATCTCTCCATAAATGTTTACAAGTTTCGCATAAAGGTGGGTCTATTGTCATAAGTTATTCCTCCTATTTCGTTTTGTATTTAATAACTGCTACTTCCTCGAATACAGCTCCAACCTCTTTGGCAATAGGTCTAGGGTTAGGAGAAGTATAGTATTCCGCAAATGCTTCCGCTACGAACTCAACGAACTTCGACTTACCATACATTGATAACCCAGTTTCTATTTCTTTTATGTTATGGCTTTTCATAATCGCTCTTAGCTTTGGTGTCACCTCGGCATCGTATGCTTTATGAACTGCATGTCCAATTTCGTGAACTATTGTCCCTCTAGCTGAACCAGTTGACAACCAACCTGAGTCCTTTAAATCTTTTAGGTGCTCTTCACCTTTTTTGATGTTCTTCGCAGCAAAAATCTCGTTGTTTAGGTGGATTCCGTTTCCGTATGGAGACATCTTCGAGCCACCCCAAGTTATGTGATAAGCATGAGTATTCTTTGACATTTTTACTTTATTACCAATCATCTTACCAAAGTCTACTCCCCACATACCGCCTACTTGGTCGATGATTGCTTTACGAACTTCTTTATGAGTTCCAAAGTTTCGTAACGCACTTTTCTTAATCTCAGGGAACTTCTTCGTCATTCGGTCTACTTCCAACCCTGCCATTTTAGCAGTTTCTAAGTCCATCGCATCTAATTCTACGTGGTTCATACCATACGTTTTCTTTAGAATATCAGAAATTTCCTTTTGTGATTTTGAATTTTTAATACGTTCCCATGGCTTTAACTGTTTAGGTACTTCCTCTTTTGGCTTTGGTTTATCTTCTACGACTAACTTTGGTGCTTCTTTAGGTTTGTCTTTCTTATCGAGAATCTTAGTAACATTCTTCTTAGTAATAAAGACAGGTTGCTTTTCACCGTCACGTAGTATCTTCCATTTTCCGCTACTATAGCCCAAAACTGTACCTCTTTGAATTTCGCCAGCACCGTTACCAGGCTTTTTGAACTCTACATAATCGCCCACTTTAACATCTAGTTCTTTCGGTGCTTCTGGTTTAGGCTCTGGAGCTTTCGGTGCTTCTGGTTTAGGCTTATCTTCTACAACCAGTTTTGGTTCATTTTTCTTTTTAAAGTCAGAAGCGGAACCACCGTTTTTCATATGCTCAAATAATTCTACGTTTAGTTGACCGCCACTCTCTAAGAACTTCTTGGCAGCTGAGCTTGCTCTCATCGTATCTGCCCCAGCGTTTTCGGTATTCTTTTCCCACTTAACTCCGCACGCTTCAAGGTATTCTTTATAACGCTCTGTTCCCAGAATTTTCCGAATAGGTCTTAAATGCTTTTGGACTTCTACTGCTGGAATCGCACCTTTTGGTACTTTAAAGTCAGCGAACCCTTTAGGTGAAGATGCACTATCCTTTTTTGCTTCGGCAGGAGAAACGTACACTGTTGTAGTGTACGTTTTACCTTTACGAGTTATTTGTTTTTGTACTGGAACAAGCTTAGTAAGGTCTTTCTTCCCTTTTTCTAGCTTGTCTAAAAAGTCAATCCATTCGTCATAAACGCTGCTCATATTATTCATTAGTTCATTCCCCCAACTTATTAAAGCTTTCGCTGACGAGTCTGTCCCAATCTGTTAGTGCTTTCTTTAGGTCTTTTTTCACTACTTCATCTGGCATTATAACTACCATATTTACTTCTTCATCGAAGCGGTTATGAAGTTCTTCTTTAGTCTCTTTAGCCATTTTTCCATTCCTCCTATTGTTTAACAGTTACAAGCATGTGAATTTGTCCAGAATCGTGCTGTCTTATTTCTTCAATCTCGAAAGTTGTTCCACTAGGAAGCAAATACTCATACTCTATATCTTTGTAGTTAGAATAGCTGTTGATATACTTTCCTTTTGTTCCTTTCGGAGCTTTAATATGAAGTTGTATACCACCAGAAAACTGCTGTCCTGGTTTTACTGTAGTTGATACAAAACCGTGGTCTTTCAAATTTGCACCGATATACTTGCTAGCGTTTCCTTTTTTGATGTCGTTAACCATCTTCTCTAGGTCTGAGCCAGCAGGTGGTTTAACACCACGATAAAGCATTACGTTTGTTGATGTTTCGTCATTAAGAAGAACTTCGTTTAACACCTTAGCAAAGTCCTCATAGTTCTGCTTTTTCTCTGTTGTTACACCGTCACCTAAATCACGGAGATACTTGTTAAGACCAGAATATCCTGAGCCTGTATATGCTTTTACTTTTGAAAGTTGTGTACTCGTAAGTTCTGTTTTATTTGTATTTAATGAATTTCCTAGTTTTCCATATGTGCTTCCAAATCCGTATTTGTAACCTTTTACTCCAAACGTTTTCTTCTTCTCTGTCATATGTTTACGCATTTCCCAAGTTAGGTTAGAGAAGTATACTTTTGTTTTTTCGCTTCCTTTTGACTTTATTAGCTTGTCAAAGTCCTCTTGGGTTGCTACTTCTTTTAAACCCTCGAAGAACTCTTTAAGCTCTGGGTCTTCGGCATGTTGCTCATACTTCTTAAACTCGGTAGGCATCGCCAAAGAAATAGGTTTAAAGTAGTCACCTAGCTCTGCAATCAGTTCCTTCTTCGTCTTTTTCTTTTTCTTCTTAGGCTCATCAGCTTTTGGTTCATCAGCTTTAGGTTCATCGACTTTAGGTTGGGTTTTCTTCTCGTAGTCAGAAACTTTTCCACCCTTTTTCATATGCTCGAATAAATCCGTGTCTAGAGTACCACCGTTCTCTAGGAACTTCTTAGCAGCTGACGAAGCACGCATAGTATCAGCACCCTCGTTTTCCTTATTCTCTTCCCAAGAGATTCCGTGAGCTTTAAGATACTCTTTGTATTTAGCAGTACCAAGAGCTTTACGAATTGGACGAAGTTGCTTTTGAATTTCAACCGTGTTTTTAGGTTTGTCACCTTTAGGCTCGGCTTTCTTCTTAGCTTCCTCGTCAGCTTTCTTTTTCGCTTCTTCCTCAGCCTTTTTCTTAGCTTCCTCTTCAGCCTTTTTCTTTGCTTCAGCTTCCGCTTTCTTCTTAGCTTCTTCCTCAGCTTTTTTCTGTGCCTCAGCTTCCGCTTTCTTCTGTTCTTTTTGCTTCTTAAACTCCTCGACACTTCCACCCTTATTCATATGGTTGAACAGTTCTTTATCGAGGTGCCCACCTTTTTCTAGGAATTTCTTGGCAGCTGAACTTGCTCTCATAGTGTCAGCACCAGCGTTCTCTTTATTTTCTTCCCAAGTAATACCATGAGCTTTAAGGTATTCCTTATATTTTTCAGTACCAAGAGCTTTACGAATTGGGCGCAGGTGCTTATTAATCTCAACTGACGACAATTTCGATTCAGTTTTCTTTGGTTCTTCTTTTGCTTCTGGTTTATGCGGAGCTGATTTCATGTTTTCCGCTTCTTTCTTGGAAACATAAACAGTAGTCATATATGACTTACCATTCTTTGTTACTTGTTTCTTTACTGGAACGAGTTTTGATAAATCTTTCTTTGCCTTTGCAAAGGATTCATCTACAGTACACTCCCAACTCTTTAAAATGTGTTCAATGTTCATTTTTTACCCTCCTCATAATATTGCTCAACTATATAATCGTGTTCAACAAATGTTTCTCTTAAACACCTATACAAAGTCCCAATTGAACGTACTTGGTGGTGAGTAAATATCTTTGATTTTTTCTACTCCGATAAGTCCGTAAACTAGGCATGAAGCCCAGTGGTCGTCCCCAATACGGGTCGCTTGTTGCCAAATTATGCCATCATCCTCTACGTCCATTATTCGAGTATTGTGTAGATGCTTAGTTAAAGTTAGCATGTCATCGTCAGTTTTCCAGAAACCAACACCTCTCCCTTTAACTGTGTGAAGCATACGTTGGACTTTAAGTGTTTTATCTACAGAAACCAGTCGTGTAGCTTCGTTCCAAGAGTCCTGTGGCTTCGACTTCCCTTTGTACGTATTATATTGACACGCCCAAACTCGTCCAGGGAATAACTGCATTAAGTAAGTATTACGGTCTGCACCGAAACCAGCATCGGCAATAATTATGTCAGGGTCGTAAGCTTTAACACTTGCAGCAATCATACCTACTGGCTCTAGTGGCTTAGCAGGGTTATCAGCAAACATCCAAAGGTTAAGCAAGTCAACATCTCCGTTTTCTTTTATTCCTAATGCCAATGCCCAGTTACGAACTCCCCAGTCAATGCCTATAACTACCTTAGAATAGTCTTGACGACTGTAAACTCTTTTTGCTAGACGAGTGGAAGCTAGAATGTCGTCCTCATGAATGATTAAACCTTCAGCTGCAAAGGGCATTCCAATAACGTAGTTAGAAAATAGCTGTTTAGACGTATAGCTTAACTCATTACGTTTAACTTGGTCTGCACTTATCCATACAGCGTTAAGCTGAGAAATATGATAACCTCGTATTCCGTCACGAGTAGGATATTTAGCAACCCATTCTCCGTTGTACCAACGGTCTAAAGGTTTAGAGCATTTAGCACACACAAATCCAAAAGTGCCATCCGCAATTTCGTCAGTTAGAAGGTTGATACCGTCTTTCTTGTATTGGATTATGTTGTCGTTGTAATCGAGTATCTGCCAGTGGTTACAAGAATCACATTTGTGCATATAAAAACGCTGGTCAGATTTTTGGAATAATGCATCTACTCCACGTCCAGGTATCGTAGGTGTTGACCAACGTCTTAACCAACCAAAAGCAGATGATTTCATAGATTCTTGGAAGGCAAACTCTACTCCTGTGCTCATACGGTCATACTCGTCAAACGCTAGGAAGTCAACGTCAGCACCTTCCCCCAAAGCTGAACCCCAAGCGGAACGGAACATCATAAAGCTATCTCGTATTTTCTTAACCTCGATAGAGTTCATCATTGGGTCTAATATCGACTTGAAATACTCGTTGTTTTCTAGAACTGGGTTCATACGAGTTTTAACGAAGTCGGTCATTTGTCTTGAGCGTGGGAATGTAAACATTGTCTTAACGTTGTCGTGAACGTCTGCAAAGTGTATTGTCTCTAGAACACCCATTTCGGAAAGTCCTAGCTGACGAGATTTCCGAACTACTTTGTCAGGGTGTTGGTCGTCTAGTATTCCAACTTGCCACGGTCTGTGTGCACGAGCTTTCTTTTCGTTACGTCCATCAATGTGAAATGTAATAGGCTTTCCACGTATAGTATAATGTTCAAGAGCGTATAACGATGCTACTTCCTTTTTCATTCGCTCTATAAGTTTTAAAGTCTTTTCATCCATAAATACCCCACTCCTTACAGTCCCATTCCGCTAATTCTATCAGTTTCTTTTCTCTATCGTTCATCTTAGATTTAAACCCCTCTCTCAGTCCTCAGTTTCGTTTCTCAGCGTTTATTCTAGCAAGTAGGAGCAAATACTAGGTAAATCTTCAAAATCGAAAAATACCACGTTACAATCGTTTTTATACGCTTTATATAAAATGTCGTTTATAGCAAGAGCTTTTCGATAAACTACACTCTCACAATCTTCACACCAAAAGAATGGTACGTCCATCAAATAAATATCTAAATCTCCCATAGGGTGAATAGTCGCTCCTAGAACTTCCCACATATCATTTCCGCAATCGCATTTAACTCGATACCGCTTCTTTGACATTATAAAAATCTCCCTCCGTGCTTTGCACTTACAATTACGAAGTAATTGTATGATTATGTATGATTAATAAATAATATATCAAATTAATTAATAAATATATATAATATACATGTATGTATAATACGGGGGAACTTTTTTCTGCACATGTCAAAGCGATGTCAATAGGATTTTTCTGACAAGAAAAAACCACGTAGTAATTAAACTACGTGGCAGTCACATTTAAGTTAGAACTACTTGACAGCTACAATTTTGTAACCCAGCTGTTCCGCTGTGTCGATAGCTTCTTGGTATGCGTAACCTTTGAAAAGCTCTAGGTCATAGTCGTGAGTTTGGAAATATCTACCTTCGATTTTAGCACCGTTAGTTAAAGTGATGAAACAGCTAACTGTTTTAACATCCTTTTCTCCGATATAACCAAGTGGGTTGTTTACCTTCGTTACCGTTTCCACATACTCTACCTTTTCGATAGTTTGTGGATGACGTTGGTAATCAAACTTGTAAGTTACAGCTTCAACTTCTTTTCCGAATCCCATAGTTAACACCTCCTCTACTTATCATATAAAATGTCTTTAGGCTTCTTCGTTTCTTTTATTCATATTAAGCGACAGCTGGCGTTTAATCGCTTCAAATTCCTCTAGGTTTTTAATAGACTCATATTCCTCAACTGTGATTGACTCAATATCAGTCGTTTCTTCAACACGCTCGGTAGCTTCTCCATAAAGAAGTAGTCCAAGTTTCGCTAGTTTCTCGAAGTCATTTACATTGTCAATCTTAACCTCGCCTGAACGCAGTCGTCTGTCAAAGTCCTCGATTCCGAAAGCTACGGTTGATTTTAGGCTGTCTTTAAAAGCTTCTTTCTTGTCAGGGTTTTCACTTAGTCGTTTTCGCAGACGTTTGACCGTTGAACTAACATAACCTGTGCCGTTCAATTTCTACTCCTCCTCTCTTAACCTACTGACCATTTCTCACTACCTGAGAAGCCGTTGAAAGCGTTCTAATTCCTTTCTGGTAAAATAACCCTTCCAACCAACTTCTCTAAAAATAGAAGGCATAGAGTGCCTTAAACGTAAATGTTATTTTTTGCCGTCTTCAGGTCGCTTTTTCTTTTTCCGATGTATCTTCTGAATAATCGGCTCGTCAGTTTCGTATTCTGAATATTTGTTATAACAACGCTCACATAGATAGTCTGGAGTGTACCCTTCCAGAATTTTACCGCAAATACAGCATTTACCCTCGTTTTCCATGTCGTTCATCCCTTCTTTTTTCGCAGTGCGCTCTCCTCCAGCATAATCTAATTTTTACACCGCTTTCAGTTTCGCAGATAAAATGCTGAGATTGTTGGAGCTTTCCGTTTTTGAGGTTTAATTTAGTTAATTCCTTACCGCAGTAGGAACAAAAATGGTGGTCATAGCTGAATCCTTTTCGAGCTATTCTATGAGACTTTACATAGGCTGGTAGATTTGCCATCAGGCTTCTCCTCCCTTTAATTAATAATTATCGTGAAACTGTGCTGAAGTTTTTATGTGTAACAAAAGGCAGAGCGGATAACCCTGCCTAAACGTCCTAAAAATCCTTTTTCCGCTTCGTTAAATCTATTAAACCCTCTAGCTCTCGTAAAGGAGATATAATCCTTTGTAGCTCCTTCTCAGCGTTCTCAAGGTGTTCTACGTTGTTGCCCTTCCAAAGATAGTCGTTAAGTTCTTTTACAATTTCACCCCATTCCTCGTTTATAACTGCTTGTAGTTCTAAAAATCTTACGTAGTGGTCATTTTCTCTTGGGTTCATAGTTTATGTTCTCTCCTCAAAATAAAACCCAGTAGGCTATAGTATCTCCCACTGGGGCATAACTGTTTATTGTTATTATTTAGACTCTGGTTTTGGAACAGATATAATCTGGTTACTACCTTCTCCACCTTGGACTTGTGGCAATTTACCATCCCATTTCTCAATCCATTTTTCTTGGATTTCTAACTCACGCATTTCGATGATTTCTTTCATCGCTTCTTTACGAGTTTGGTTGGCAGTAGCTTCGGCTTTCGCTTTGTCGATTTCAGTTTTGTTAGCGATAGCTTGTGCTTTTTGTTCTTCTTCAGCGTTGAACTTTTTGTTAATCGCTTCTTGGATTTTAGCATCCATATACTTTAAGTCACCGATGTATCCAATGTTAGAAAGAGTAATACCACGCTTCTTGAAGTAAGGCTCTACTTCTTTACGTACATAGTCAATTACACTAGCTTTGTCAGCACGCAGGTCTTCGATAGATAAAGTGGAATACTTTTCTAATAACACAGAGCCAATATAGTTTCGGATTTCTTTATCCATAACTTCAGCTAATGCCTTACCAGAGTATTGGTAAAGGAAAGTTGCCGCATCTTCCTCTAAGATTTGAGCTGTAGCAGATAAACCTTGCGTAAATTTAATGCTGTCTTTAGATTCACCAGTAAATGAATTTTTGTCAGTCCACTCACGAGTTTCTGGGTAGCGGTCTACAACGATAACTTTTACAGCATCTTTATATTCACCAGAGCCAGGTAGTCGTCCTGTCTTAACCCAGTTATGTGGAATTTCGATACGCTTAGTAGCAACTTGCTTTTCAGCTAAGTATTCCGCACTCTCGAATTGTCCTTGGTCAGAAGTCTTACCAGTCAGTGGAATTACGAAAGCCGTTTGGTTAGGCTCGATTTCCACGAACTGTGGTTTTTCGTAAGGCTTAACAAAACCACACCCAGATAGTAAACCTACACCAATTACCATAGTACCTGTTAATATTAGCTTTTTAGTTGTTTTCATTTTTAGTTTGCTCCCTTTTTAAATAAAGTTTTTAGTTCTTTCTTGAAAACTAGTAAACCAACTAAGATGTAGGCTACTGGAGCATACGTTCTCACTTGTTTATAAATCTCATATCCAGCTTTAGATGCATCACTATCAGCAAGTTGAGCCTGTATGGATATGTCCGCCATAACTAGCGGTTGTACAGCGTTTCCGATTATCTTTAATATTATTACGATAGAAATAAATATGATAACCTTAATTGTTGGAAACTTTAGTTCGGTGTCTTTCTCCGCTTCCGTTTCTTGCTTCATCGTCTTACCTCCCTTCTAACTAACTCGGTATAAATAAAGAAAACCCAACAAGAATTTACTCCTTGTTGGGCAATTTTACTATTTATTAAGATTTACTCTTCATCTTCTTCCATTTCTTCATCTTCTTCCATTTCTTCATCTTCTCCGTAGCGGTTTGTAAGCTCTGCTTGAGCAAAGCTTAACACAGTAGCTCCAAAAGAACCAAGCTCCTCTAGCTCGATGTCAGAGCGTTTAGCAATCCAAGCTTTAAGTTCATCTGGCGTGAACGACTTCGCTTCTCCGATTAATTCCTCAACCACGCTCTTAGTATTAAGCTGTAAGTTCTTTAAGAAACTCATAAAGTTTGGTAGCGACAAGTAAACATTTTGTTTTCCTTCGTCAGTCGATAAAGCTTTAACCAGTGAGAATACTGTAACTTCTTCAGGCTCCCACTCAGCTCCGATGTTCTCGAATAACTCTCCAGTAACTTTATCTTTGTACAGCACATAAGTGTAGTCCTTACTCTCACCTTCAACAGCGTAGAGAATTTCAACCGCTTCCTCATTCATAAATTCCTCGCTAAGTTGGTAAGCGTTTTTAACTCCTAGCACGTTAAGCTCTGTAAACATATACATTCTCCTTTTTCTATATAGAATTTTTAGTAACCTTCGTTACAACATTATCTTACTATAGACTAAAACACAATTCAACATAAATTGTAAACCCTTCCCAAAATAAATTAGGAAGGGTGTCAGGTCAAATAGTAGTTGTCACATCTACCTTTAATTTAACGATGTCTTTACATCTAGGACACTGATGGACTTCCCACCAGTACCCATCATCAACTTTAGGAATGTCAAACTTAATGAACTCCTTCTCTAGTTTACAATCCTCACAATATAATTCTGGCCAAGCTTTTCTTTTCTCTGCATCCATTTCCAATTCCTCCTAGTAAGCTTCTCTCAGCTCTTTTTTCTTCGCCCATTCCGTTATGAACTCTTTCTCTTTTTGGATGGCGTTTCGGTTACTTTTACCTCTTACTTGTACAATTCTGAATCCATCGTCTTTGTTACCACGAACTTCAACAGTTAATAAACTTTCATCTTCCAATCCTCTATGTCGAATAAATAGGATTTTACATTTCTCTTTAATTACGTCGTCTACATAAGACTTAACGCAGTGCCCTAAAGAATCTCCTTCTTTTACCAAGTCAGCTGGCTCAATAGGCTTGATAACGACAAACTCTTTTCCTTCGTACAGAATATCATTCCACTCGTCTTTCTCCATTACCTTCGCAAAGTTCTCTTTTCGTGACATATCTCGAAGTACAGAGTAATTCATCGAAGCAATATCGTGGTCTTTCTTTAAGCTTTTAGGATACTTCTCTGGAGTTACATTCATAGCTTTACACATACGGTTATAATCTCGGAGCAACATAGCTCCTTCACTTGGACTAGCTATACCCTGTTGGAGCTTAATGTCTCTGGCCAGGTATGTCATAAGGTGTTTGTGATTTTTGTAACCGTGTTCTTTATAAAGTTCTATATAGTTGTCAGACAGTCGATTAATCTGAATAATTTCGCTTTCGTCTTCAATGATTTCTAGAATTGTTTTAAAGTTATTCCCACCTATCGCAGCATCAAGTTTAGTCCAGTAGCGTAAATCCCACGCATCTAACCTTGGTAACTTCTTGATGTATCGCATTATATACTTGGGAACTCCCAAGATTTCATTCGGCTTCGTTTTAATTGATGTCTTCCAACTATAAACATTCCAGATATCGTTCAAAACGTGACTAAAGCCACAGAAGTTAAAAAGCTCTAGGTTAGGATATGTCCACAACCGCTTCAACCCTCTACTCAACTTGGAGCTTCTTTCGTCACCAATTTTTCCTAGCTTCTCAGAAGCGATTTTAAAAAGCTCTCGGTTATTAGGAGTAGAAGCAACGGCTAGAACTTCTAGGTCAGTTACGTTTCTGAAGAAGCGGTCTACATCTTCCGTTTCTTTTCCGTTTCTAATAACTTTTAGTGTCTTATCCTTCAGGCTGTATATAAGCTCGAAAACTGAAGCAACCTTTAGTGTACCTTCCTTCGTTTCTTCGTCAACGTACACAGCCAACTCTTTCTTAATTATATGGAAGGAGCGGTCATCCTTTTCTTTAACATCAAGAATTGAGTCAACTCTCACTCTCCCTTTCTTATTAAGTTTTTCAACATCAGATATTCTAGTTGTTCCGCAGTCTGGACACGCAACAGGTTTCCTAAATAGTCCTGAATCGTTTCTCCCACAAGAACAAATAAATAGTCGGTCAAAGCGTATGTAAACGCCAGCGTCAATCCCTTTAACTTCTTTCTTAACTGCCATTAAATACCTCTCCTTTTAAACTTGGTTGTCTTATTCAACTTACAACCTTATTTTACTATAAGCTGTCAGACGTTTCAAGTCTTTTTGTGGATTGTTCATCAAATAAATATAAAAGCCACCCATCGCTAGGTGGCTTAATTAGTCATATAGGTTTCATCCAAAGTTTTTTCGAGCTTCCTTTTCACTATCGAAAAGACCACAACCCCAGTAGGTCATACACTTCTCATTAAAGAGCTTGTTAAATGACTCATTTTCCTTCGCATAGTTCTTACACGCTTCTCTGAACGTTATCCCTTTAGCTCTTCCAAAGAAGTGAGCGTGACCACTGTCACCGTTAGCTCTGTAACCTTCAGCCCATATCTCATATTCCTTCTCTGGAATACCTTCGTTCACGGCTGGGTCTTTTAGCTTTTCTTCTAGCTCCTCTTGTTCTTCCTTCTGCTTTTTCTCTCTTTCTCCTAACACCGCAAAATAGTTTTGTGTAAACTCCTCATCAGTATCATCCTCAGACACCTCAGCTTCGTTCCTATAGTTGAGTTCTAACTGTCGTAAGCGATTACTCTCCTCTACAGCGTTTGCCAGTCTAGAAAGCTCTGTAATAAGTCGTGGTAGTTGGCTCTCGAAAAATCGTTTTCCATATCCTGTTTCGTGTAATTGTGTCATATTCTATTTCCCCTCTCTTATATAAACAAAACGAAAACCAGAGATTTCTCTCTGGTTGTCAATTAAGCTTCTTCTTTCATAAGTTCTTCAATGTCGTCCATAGCTTCGTCTTCCTCTTTAAGCTTGTCAAGTTCGACACCTTCTTTTTTCGCTAGAATATCATCGTTGTAAAGTCCATATTTTTCATTGTCGATGAAGATTAAGTTTTGCGTTTCATCTCCAACTTCCATTTCGTCAGTGTAAACGAAACCTTTCTTAATAAGGTGGCCAAGTGTTCCTTTAACTTGCTCTGGCTTTAAATCGGTAACTCCAGCAACATCTTCTACTTGGATATTAGAGTAGCCAACCTCGTAAGGAGCTAATAGACTAAAGATACCATCTAGCGTAATCGCTTGGAGTTCAGTAAGCTCTCCTTGCTCCTTTATTAACTCGATAGCTTTTTGAGTAAACGTATACTCTGGAATCTCAGTTTTAGACTTCTTATACGTTTTATCGGCTTCAACTCGTTCAATGAAGTTCTCCCAACGTTTCGGTGACATAAGTTCTGGGTGGTTAAAGTAAACTCCTTCATACTCAGCCAAGATACGTTTACAAGCTTCTTCTGCAGTTATGTTTTCTTCGTGCTTAATCGTTACGGCTGTCATCGTTGCTTTAGGTCGATTTAACCATTTAAACTTCGCTTTCCCATTAGTAGCTTTCTCGTTACCATCTTTCTCATCATCATTCGGCTTCGCTTCATTTTGCTCAGCTTCTCCTGTTACTTCAGACTCTTCATTAACAGTGCCTTCAGTTTCTTCGTTTTCTGCTTTAGGTTCTAATTGCTCTTCACCCATTTTGTCTTCAACTCCTTCTTCTGATTTATTAGAAGTATTACCAGAATCCAGATTTTCTATACCTTTGACTTCCTCTTTTTTCTTCTCTAGCTCTTTTTGCCACTTCTTAGTGTACTTAACAGTTTCCTCCAAGTCGGCTTTCGCAAGTTCCATAACCTCTTCACCGTTGTCACCAACTAGGTTTTCATACAGCTCGTTACTCTCGTCAGCGTACTCAGTTACGATTTCGTATGCTTCTTCTAAAGCGTACTCCATCGGAATAACCTCAAAGCTCGCAAACTCCCCGTGCCCAACGGCATCATCCAATCGAGTTTCCAAAGTAGCTGGTAGCTTCTCTAACCATTTATTAAGTTTTCTTGACATTCTAACTTCCTCCTAGTTATACCTAAATTTTTGTTGGGTAAATAGAGAAAAACGTTACTCCTTATTTTTTCCTTATTTCTCTACACCCCAATAATACTACCCTAGAAACAAGATGTCTACTAAAAAGTTGAGTTTTGTCACAACTTTCTATCGACTTATTTCGACTTTTTGAAAAGACAACCAAGAATACCGCTCTCGGTTGTCTGTATAACGCTGTTTAGATGTCTTCTTCTGCTTCTTCTATTAGTCGCTCCTCCTCTTCAGCACATCGAGTAGAGCATAGTGGAACTCCGTCCTCAGTCCAGAATCGTTTACCGCATATGTTACACGAGATGTAAGTTCCCAAATTAGGCTCTCTACCAAACATATTATTCACCTCACTTATAGTGTACTACATATCTAGGTGAAGCACTATTCTGGATTACATTGACTAGTGTCTTGTTAACAGCTTCCCTAACTTCGTCACTAATGTGTGGAGATTCAAGAACTTTCAGCCAGTAGTCGATTTCTTCTTTGTTGTCGTATACTTGTTCTATTGTCATATCATTATTGGCTACTCCAACTCCAAACTTCTTATATAGTGTATCTCCACAGCATTGTCTTATGCCTGGTCGTTTATCGTTTCCGCATGCGCACATATTACCCCTCCTAGTAATGATTTAATGGAATCGTGAGACATAAACTCAACTCCGTATCTCATTCTTTTTCCAGTAAAATAACAAGCTTCTTCTTTATTGACTAAAATTCTTGGTAACGATGGATACTCTGATGTAAGCATCTTAGCTAGTTGGTCGCCAGCTGCGTCTGGGTCAGATAGAATATAGACGTTGTTCCCTTTAGCTAGTCTGTTACTTATTTTCTTTCGTAAACGGTTGTTAATCTTAGTTCCACCTGTTACAACGATGTCTAGGTCAGAATACACACCTTTTATTCTTTCAAGGTCATTCCAACCTTCTACGATTAAACTCAGCATTCCTTTCCTCTCCTTTATCGTTTACCTATCTAATAGAAGGAGAACGGTTATAAATCTTCTCCTGTGTCTTGCAAGCGTATAAAAAGACAGAGGTTATTCCCCTGTCTTCCCATTATTTATAAACGCTAGAACTTCCTCGAAAGCAAACCCTCGCTTTTCTTCTAGCTCTAGCCATAGCTCCCAAGCGGTTGCGTAAGAGCAAGTAAAGATGTAGGCTCTCCACTTCAGAAGTCTAGCAACTTCCCTAATATCCATGAGCACACAGCTTTTCTCGTACTCTGTATCATAACTCACGATAACGTGCACCATGTGTAGTAGCTTCATGGTATGCCTTAATGATATCCTCATTACCCAACTCCCTCATTTCCCTATTTGTTTCAGCTTGTTAAAGCTCCGCTAGAATCAGCTTCTTTTCCTGCTATGATACTTTCGATTGTATCAACTACCAGCTTAGAATCCTCAGCTACATATTGCCCTTGGTTATCAGCGAATAAAACTAGTGTTCTTCCATCAACGCTCTCTCGTACACAAGTGATACTGTCCACAATAATATTTGTAGGTCTTCCAGACGCTAGGTGCGTCAAAGTAATAAATTTCCTCATTTTAAAATCTCTCCCTTTTCGTAATCTACTTAATAAAAGACACACCCCAGATTTTTACTCCTAGCTGTCAGCTCTCTATTAGAACATAGAAAAAGGAAGCCTTAACGACTCCCTTTAATCTGTCTATACCTTTCTGCTCATTACTATAGTAGAGTTCAACGACAACCCACTGCTTTGTCGTCTACCACCTGAGTTAGACAACGAAACAACTTGGTAGCCTAGTTTGTTGTAAGAATTAACAATCTTCTTTAGTTCGTACAAAGTTGCGTCCTCACTCGGAATCTCGATGTCGTCCTCGAATGTATCTAGGTACTGGACTAGAAATGTTCCCTTCATCTTAGAAGAACTCATTTTCGTTGATTCTTCCTCTTTAAACGAGATAACTATTGAGATATGACTAATCATTTTGTAACCTCCACAACTTCTCGAATGAAACGCTCTGTAACCTCTATAAGCTTTCCACCTGTTTTTTCAGCGATACGCTCTGCTAGTTTCTTATCGTTAATGACACTAGCTTTACCGTCTACTAATTGAAGTCCATCTAGGTTGTCCAGGTTAATCGTTTTTGGTAAAACCACACCGTAGCTCCCAACTAATACTTGATGATACACTTCTGAAATGTTCTTTTCTGTGAATGGTGATAACTTACCACTTTCGTTAATTGTTACTCGTCTTTCGTTTTTCATTTTGTTTCCTCCTTTAAACTTATCAATAATTGTAGTATGTCCACAACCGTTACATTAGTACCCGTGGAAAAACTCTCACGTACCAACCACCGCAACCCACTTAGGAGCAGTTTGATAAAACTTAGCACGTTTAGCACGCATAGGCTCGACAATAACTCGATACTCTGGGTGAACTTTCAAGGAGTCAGCTACTCGTCTTTTGACTTCCTCTTCACTTCTCCCAGTTATGGTTATTCTAAACTTACCCATGTTCCCTTCCTCCTTATTAATCCAACTAAGTAATAAAAGGCGATACAAACAATTTCTTCTCTTTTGTTGACAGAACACCGCATTTACTGTTGAAGTGTGAACGTGCGTATAGTATTATAAGCTTGTAAGTGAGAGACTTACCAAAGATTAAAAGGAGCTGGTAATTATGACTAAAATCAAGAAATTACAAGAAAGCGTGACTAAAGCGGAAACGAAAGTGGAAAAGTGTAAAGGAACTATCGAACGCCATAAGAAAGCGTTGGATAAGAAACTTAAAAAGGTCGCTCCACTGGGTGTAACTTTAGAAAACCTAAAAGAAAAGCGTGAAGAATATAGAGGAACTGACGAAAGCTGGGAACTTTACGAAGTTGAAAGAAAGCTCGATGACATTAAAGGAGCTACGAAGAAACTAGCTGAAGCTGAAGCAGTCCTAGCTAACTGGAATGAGAAACTAGCTAAAGAGCAAGAAAAGGATAACTTCATTAACAATAACGCTCCGCAAGTAATTATCGACTTTTTGGAAGAATGGAAAGCTATGGCTTATGAGTGGTATGTTAGACGTTACGCAGCCTTCCACGAGTTCAAAGCTAAACTTAACGAGGAAGTCAAAGAAGCCGAAGCAGAGCTTGGAATGAGAAGCGGTTACCCACCGACACGTGAACAACGTAAAATTCTTGAAGAGAAAGAGCTAGACTGGAAAAGCGTTAGAAGACGACTTGCGAACTTTGCTGGTAATGGCGTACTTAAAATGTGTGAGTTCCGTGATGAGGAAGAACGTCTTGCTTGGTTGAACGATATGCTAGAGAAGGAAAAGAAAGCAAAGCTGTTAGACTTAATCACTCGTATTAAAGACGTTGCTGGAGATATTATAGATGTGGAACAACTTTCTATAAACGGTGGTAACCTAAATGGCGTGGTTACAGGTACGAAAGGGAAAGCGAAAGTGTTAACTTTCGGAGCTGGAGGTTGGAATATTATGTGCTTCCACTATAGAACGCAAGTTACAGCTATGAAATAAGCTAAGAAGTCACCCTATGGGTGGCTTTTTATTTTGGCCAAATTTAGCAATTACTGTTGAATACTACTCTCTAGTAGGTTACTCTTGAGTTGTAGGGAAAATCTACCAAAGAAGAATAGGAGCTGGTATTTGTGAATACAAACGTAAAAATCAAGAAACACACGCTGGACGTAGAAAAAAGCTTGGGGGTTTACGCAGATAACTCTGACGCTGTTCTAGTAAAGGCTTGTTATCATAACGTTTTTAGAATGATTTCACGTTACCCTAAAGAGTTCAGAGACGGTGAATGGAGAATTGCATATGGTTGTATTAAGGCTACGGAAGGCATCTATGCTCGTCACTGCTTTATCGTTACAGAAGATGGTACAGCGATTGACCCAACGGCTGGTACTTGGAAAAATGCGAAGTTGATTGACAAAGAGTATATTTCCTGTAAAGTCTTTACAATCTCGGAGTATTTTGATGCTCTAGAAGAAAATGACAGCCACCCTTCTCTTGAAATAGTTTTACTTGAAGCTTTCGACAAATTAAGAGAGTGGGCGTTAGAAAGAGATTCTATAGTTGCAGGTTAATTAAAAGCCACTCCGTTGGGGTGGTTTTTTATTTTGACAAAATTTAACAAATTCTGTTGAACAATGCAATATTCTATAGTATTCTAATTTTTGTAAGCGATACCAAAGAATTTAAAAGGAGCTGGCAATATGTCTATTAAGAAAAAGAGAATCGAGCAACAACTTAGAGCGAAGGAGTCTGTGGAGTCTACTCTTTCCGCTAACGGTAGAAATGTCATAGCTAAACGTATTGTAGAGATGAGCGAATGGGACAAACGTTCTTTCCCTATCGCTTAC